TAACATGTGGACTATTGGTACTCCTACCTTCAGGGTCCGTCACGAAGTTATTGCTAACCTTCCGGGAATTGAAACTCCTTGGGGTAAAGAGATTCGTGGAATGCTTAAGCCTGATCCGGGAACAGTGATTGTTGGTGCTGACTCAGCTGGTAATCAGTTGCGTGGGCTATGCCATTACGTTGGCAATGACGACTTCACCAATGAGGTACGCTATGGTGATCAACATCAGCGTAATGCAGATGCACTTGGCTGTAGCCGAGGTGTAGCCAAGGGATATCTTTATGCTTATCTTTTCGGTGCAGGTGATGCTAAACTGGGTCAAGTCCTGACAGGTAAAGCTAACAGTGAGGCAGGGCGTAAGTCTCGTGCTAACTTCTCAAAGGGCATAAAGGGTTTGGAAGAACTCAAGAAGAAACTATTAGGTATCTGGAACAAAACATCACACAACCAAGGTGATGGATGGTTCCCTGCACTTGATGGACGCCCAGTCTTCTGTGGTTCTGGTCATCAGACTTTGAACTACTTACTTCAAGCCGCTGAAGGTGTGACCTGTAAGGCTGCACTGATGTGGGCATGGGATAAGATTAAGGAAGAGAAACTACGTGCTGAACCTCGTTTGTTCTACCATGATGAGATGGCATTTCAATCACACCCTGATGACGCTAAGCGTGTTGGGGAAATACTAAAAGAATCTTTCGCTGCTGGTCCAGAACTGTTCGGTGTAACATGTATGGATGGTGGTGATTATGTAATCGGAGAGAGTTACGCAGATGTTCACTGATAACGCAGTAATACTAGTAGATTCAGACTCAATATACTTTCGCATGGCTTGTGTCACAAAGAAGCAAAAGGATATACGAGTAGGTATCGATCACACTATGAGAGAGATCCAACAGAACTGTGGGTCTGATAGTTTCCTAGTGGCAATCAAAGGAAGGGGTAATTTCCGAAAGGATATTTACCCCAACTACAAGTCAACAAGAAAGGATCTAGATGCAGATGTAAAAGAAGCATTGAACTACGGCCATAAATACATGGTTGATAAGTACGAAGCCATTGAAGCAGATGATATGGAAGCGGATGACCTTGTTAGTATATGGGCATCCGAGTGCAGAGAGGTGGGTCAAGAGTACACAGTTGCAGGTATTGATAAAGATCTACTACAAATTCCTGGGACTCACTATAACTTTGTGAAGAAAGAAATACAAGAGATCAACGATGACACTGCTAACCTTAAGCTTATGCTTCAGTGTCTAACTGGTGATAGATCGGATAACATTCCGGGAATTAAAGGAGTTGGCCCTAAGAAGGCAGAAAGAATACTGCATGGTGTACCTATGGAACGTAGGTGGAACCGAGTACGTGCAGCATGGAGAACAAACAGGGCAGGAGATCCAGACATCTCTAAGCGCCTATTAACAATGATAACATCTTGGGAAGAGTTAGATGACATTAAAGAACAAATTAGCCAGCATAAGTCGAAAGCAGAAGCGGAAGTTCATAGGGCTTCTTAAAACTGATATAGGGTGTACTGATTGTGGATACAACAAGCACCCAGATGCACTTGCATTTGATCATTTACCTCAGTTCGAGAAGCTACACAATGTTTCTCGAATGATCTCACAAGACAGGGATATAGGTGCAGTGCTTGATGAGGTGTTTAAAACAGAAGTGGTGTGTCACAATTGTCATGCCATTAGAACAGCGGAGCGTAGAAATGGAGCAGCTATTCCAGATCAAACCATTATCAGCAAACAAGATGTTTGTGAGAAAGGGAAGGACAACCTACAAGACAGCTGACTATAAGAGGTTTCAAGAAGAGATGGCAACGATACTAATGGGCGAAGAGTGGCCCTATGGTAACAGCCCTGTTCATTTCATTGTCTATGCTGGGTTATCTAATAAAGCCTCAGACTTAGACAACATAATTAAACCATTACTAGATACATACCAAAACATATTTGAGGAGTTCAATGACAAAACTGTCCAAGGTATCATCTTACAACGAGATAGAGTCAAACGAGGAAGAGAGTATCTCTGGGTCCGAGTTACACAAACAGAAGAACTCGAAGTGGGAGTCGAAGCACTCCAAGACTCGAAAGAAACGAAACTATAATAGGGATCTGAAAGAAGAAAGGGATTTCAATTGAAGACTAATTGTGAAAGTTGTGGTAGCTCAGATGCTAACCATATTTATAATGATGACAACCCAAGAACACACTGCTTCTCATGTGGGAAGACTGTGTTTAAAGAAAGTAGTAACATGAATAATTTAATAGACGATGACGACATAGATGATATGTTATCAAGCCCAATTCTGGGAGAGATAGGAACCTATCGTAGCTACCCTATGACATCTCGTGGTATCTCACATAAGATTGTGGACCACTTTAAAGTAAAGATGTCTGTGGATACCAATGGTAAACCCCTAGCTCATTACTATCCTTGGACAGTTGATGGTGACGTTACAGCCTATCAAGAACGTAAGTTACCAAAAGACTTCCGTGTTTATGGAGACTTTAAAAATGTCGAATTATTCGGACAACGACAAGCAACTTCAGGATTTACGTTGGTCATCTGTGAAGGAGCCATCGACACCATGTCGGTTGCCCAAGCATACCAAGAAAAATACGGACGTACCTATGCTGTGGTTGGTGTCCCTTCTGCATCTTCTACCTCTGTGCCTCTTGCTCAAAGGGATTGGATCAATAGCTTTAAAACTGTAGTGATTATGATGGATCAGGATGAGGCTGGTAAGAAGATGGCTGACTTCCTAGGTAAGATGATTAAACCGGGAAAAGCTAAGATAGCTAAGCTGCCTGAGAAGGATGCCAATGATACGCTTATGAAGCATGGTTGGAAGACTCTGATTGAATGCATATGGAATGCACAGAGTTGGAACCCATCTGGTATTGTTACAGGTGAACCTATCTGGAACCAATTCAAGCAACGTCAAAACGTAGAGTGTGTTCCTTACCCTGATTGTCTCAGTGGTTTGAACAAGAAACTAAAAGGAATTAGACATGGTGAGATTACTCTATTCACTTCTGGAACTGGCAGTGGTAAGTCTACTGTTATCAAAGAGATTATCTTGGATCTTCTCACAAAAACAAAAGATCGTATTGGGCTTATCAGTTTGGAAGAAAGCGTTGGAGATACGGCAGAGAAATTCATTGGGATGGCTATCAAGAAGCCTCTTAATGAGGATACACCTCCGCCTGAAGACGAACTTAGACGAGGTTTTGATGAAGTATTTGGAGATGAGAGACTTGTACTCCTCGACCACCAAGGATCAGTAGGTGACGATAGCCTGATAGATAAGATAGAGTACATGGCCCTCATGGGTTGCAAGTACTTGGTACTAGATCACATCACCATTGCTGTATCAGAAGGTAGTGATGGGTTGTCTGGTAACGAAGCTATCGATAAATTTATGTCAGACTTACTTAAGATTGTTAAGAGGCATAACATATGGCTGGGGTTGATCTCACACTTGCGTAAAGCACAGGGTGGTAAAGCCTTTGAGGATGGTAACATTGCATCCATCGATGACATCAAAGGCTCTGGTTCTATTAAACAGATCTCATTTGACATCATCGCATTCTCTAGGAACCTAGTAGCTGTTGATGATTATGAACGTAACACAGTTACCTTCAGGGTTCTCAAGTCTAGATTCACTGGACAAACAGGTGATGCAGGTAGTGCATCTTATGACACTAAGACTACCCGACTCGTAGCTAAAGAGGAGGGGTTTGATTACGTAACGACATAGGAGATTACATGTCAGCAGTTGAAGAGATAGTTAACTACCTCGTAAAGAGAGTAGATGGGGTAAGTCCTGCAAGACGAAGACCCCACGTAGCGGGTCTCTTGCTAAGGTTATCGATAGACTACAGTGAACGTATGGAAGATTACGTTCTTAAAGCTATTGCAATTCTGCAAATGCAATTTACAAAAGATACTAGCTCCAGCCCATCAGGTACTACTACATTGACCAACGCTTCAACGAAGATAGGTCAGAGTATTGGAAGAGAGTTAGATCGGGAGCCCCTACCTTGGGGCTCTCAAGTGTCTATAGGTGACCTGTTTATAGAGGCACTGTATAATCTTAACTTCATTGAGTTATCCTATGCTAAAACAAGGAACAGTTGTCACGTTGTGTCAGCTGCCCCTAGGTGGTTTGAGCTAGGTGTTATACCAGCTAAGGGAGTAAGCTTCCCACTTGCTGCAACAACCACTGAAAGACCTGTGGACATAACTAAAATGTTCCAACAGATCAATGGAGTTAATCGACCAATAATAAAGGGAAGGCTAGAGAATGATCCCTTAAATCCTTATGCTCCTTGGATACAAGCTTTAAACAAACTACAGCAAACAGCATGGGTAATCAACACACCTGTGTATGAGGCTATGGTTAATAATAAAGATCTATTTGTATCTCAAGATCCAGTAGAGGACAACGATGCCAAAGAGCTTAAACGTAGAAGCAAGATGGTAGAGTGGGCATTCATATCTGAAAAGGCACGTAAGCTGTCTGAGTTAGATGAGTTCTATCAGTACCTAGATGTAGACTACAGAGGTAGGTTCTACTACTGTGAAAGCTTTATGAACTTTCAAGGATCTGATCTAGCAAGGGGACTGTTTAAGTTTCAACATGCTAAGCCCATGACAGAAAGTGGGTTACAGTGGTTAGCTATACACACTGCGTCTGTGTTTAATATGTCTTACAACATTGATGAGATACCAGATTGGTGCAATGAAGACTATAGAGAGTACCTAAAAAGTGAAGGCTTGGATAACATATCAGTTGACAAGATGACACTTGAGGATCGTATATCTTGGACTAATGAATACATGTCTGAGATCATAGATGCGGGTAAGCACCAAGAGTTCTCTGACTCAGCTGAAAAGAAGGTATCTTTCTTAGCTGCTTGTGTGGAGTGGTATGATTTTGACTGTGCATTCAAAGACAACAGGATACACATGACATCGTTACCTATCCCAATTGATGGTAGTAATAATGGATGGCAACACTTAGGGGCCATCTCTAAAGATGAACAGACTGGTGACTTAGTAGGGTTGATCCCTGTAGATATACAGAAAGATTTCTATGTGCAGACTGCCAAAGAAATGATTAACCTGTGTAAAGATGACAGGTTGAATTCTATTATAGCCTTAATGCCCATGAAGCATATCCGAAAGGGTATCTCTAAGCGAGGGTCAATGACTAGGGCATACTCTGCTGGTGCTAAGAAGATAGCTGAGAACATGTTCTTTGATTGTAAATCAGAGGACTACCACACAGAGTATGGAATAACACAGGATGACTGTACTAAACTATCTAAACTCCTTATTAAAGCAATCGATAAGGTATGTCCCGGACCTCTATCTACCATGAGTTATCTACAGAACTTAGCTATGTATCAACTAGGTACACATGTTAAGGTAGACTCTGATGGTTACGAAGCTAATGCTGAGTACAGAGAGTTCTCTAAGAAACGTGATGAACTAATGAAGAAGAACTTCAAGACCGATGAGGATCTAGAAGAACTGAATGATGTAGTTATCAAGTTAAAAGAGTACACTACAGATCTTAAACATGGCAAAGGTGATGATAGGATTGAGTGGAGTACCCCTTCAGGGTTTGATGTTATCTATGAGAAATGGATAATGCAAGACAGGAAAGCCAGAGGTAGGATCAAAGGGTATGGTAATAAGACTGGACAGGTTACGCACGTAGCCTTAGTACCAACACGTATGCCTGATCGTAGAGGGTTTGTGTGTGGTATGTCACCTAATTACATACACTCTATGGATGCCAGTCACATGGCCCTTGTGATATCTGAATGGGATGGTTGCTTTGCGGCTGTACATGATAGTTTTAGCACACACGCTAGTGATGTTGATAAACTACTAGACTTAACTAAACAAGTATTCATACGTATGTATGACTATGATAATTACTTTGAAGTCATACGTAACTTCATAACAGATGCCGAAGACGATGTGGAACAGCCCACACTTGGCACCCTAGATATAAAGGAGATTGAAAATAGTGACTACTTCTTCGCGTAAATCATACAATCATTTAGCACTCAGAGGTGTGCAGGTAGATGACGATGAGTTCATTACCGATTGGAACAATAACCCACTGACCCATGATAATCTGGCTGAAGAGTTGGCTTTCACAAAGGATCTAATGCCTCGTGTAATAGACCTTGGTATCGCTGAAGATCTTGCCAGTGGTGTCATTGATGATAAGAAAGCTAGACAACGTAAGCAAGATCAATTAAAAGAGTACCGAGAGTTACTTGCTAAACGAGGAATGCTTTAAAATTAAAAAGCCCCCAGAGATATCTCTATGATATCCTTGGGGGCTTTATTTTTTTAATGTCCGAAGTACTGAAGAACAATACGTTTACCATTCTCCAACTTGTAACCTGTCTTCATGATCATGTCCTTTAACTTCTTCTTATTGTTATTGGTTTCACTAATCATTTTATTTAAACGACTATCTGAATTTAGTACAGTACTTAATGTGCCTTTAAATTGTTTTAGTTGGGCAACAGTAAACTCAGATGGTGGATTGTTAACATCAAAGCCAACACTTGCCATCGACTTTGAAAACCGAGACTCAATCTCACGAGTAGCAGTCTTGTACTTATCATCGTTACGTAGATCTGTGAACTTACCTAGTCTGTTTCTCATGTTTACCATAGATCTTTTACCAGTATTAGGGTTAACAACTACTGTTAATAACCAACCCATGTAAGCACTTTCATTATCTGTGATCTTATCTGTAGGTTTACGACCCTTCATCTTTTCATTGTACCTTTCAGTGGCTTCAGCTAATGATGCCTTGGCTTGCTCAAGATAGCTCCAGTCCATTGTGGCCTTCATCCAGTTGTTATTAACCTCTTCCAGTACAACATCATACCCATTAGCATCCATTTTAAATGCATCGTAAATAGTGTGCAAGTAAGGGCTACCTTTTGATGCCCTTGTTAACTTATCCCAAGACGAACCAGAAGCAGTCATGGCAACTGTCGCAGCATCTATAGCTTGAATAGGTGCTACAACTGACCCACCATAGGCATGTTCTCCGGGAATAGATTGATCCCCTCTTGTCCTAGCTGCTGCGGCTGTAGGTTCTGTGTTATAAGATGCAACAGTTGTTGTTTGGAAAACATCAGAGTCCATTGGGCTTAGTCTATAAGTACTAAGATCAGCATTTAAATACCCAGTAGATGACTCACCACCTATGTGTATGTCCATACCTGTTGGACCTTTAATTATAAAAGGTTCATTCATAGCTGCATGTAAAGCGGCAGCTGATCTCATAATAGACCGAGCTTCAATTGTCTCATCTCCAAGAACGCCTTCTACAGACTGAGCATACCTTCCAGTTAACATGTTAGCTAACTCATTTCGAGAAACAGTTGCTTCAAGTAGAGCGATATCATGAGCAAAGGTGTTGACTCCCATTCCTTCAGCCTCTTCACGAATTTTCCTTTCGTTAATAAGCTCAATGACCTCATCGATGTTTGCATTAAAACTTTCAATCTCTTTACCATAACCATAGGTCATAATAACAAGCTTAGCCAAGTCACGATTAGCAAACACCTGCCTAGCTACATTGTTCATGGGTGTATAATTCTCTGAAGTTAAACCTTCCCAACCATTGTCTATGCTATCAGATGCTAAATCCATCAACTTATCGCGCATATCACCTTCATCTAGGTTAGATACCCTGCTACGTCTGAGTACTCCTGTCATAAAAGCTGTGTCAGAATTACCTAATTGCATAGCATTACTGGCAGGACCATTAGTCTTACCATCTATATAAGCATTAACATAAGAGTTAAATGTAAGTGACTTATCTTTAGTTGATTTGTATTGGTTTTTAAAATCTACATACTTAGAGAAATCAATAGCTGTATCTATGAAAAGAGGACCATCATCTTTGTTGTCTCTTATAAGACCTATAAGTTTAGCATCTAGTTCATTATTAGGATCAAGGTTAAGTCCAGTTACCTTCGGGAAACTTGGATTGTCTAATGCAACACCATTTTTTATTGCTGTAGTTATAGACTCAAACTCTGCATCCGACATTTGTAAAGCTGCTTCTAATCTTTTACCATAAGAGTAAAGCTCGCCTTCTTTCTGACGCAAAAGGTAATCCCTTTGTGCAGGTAGATAAGAATCTCCAGCTTCATTTACTACAGTTTCCTCACCTGTTACATTTTTAATAACAGTCTTTGGAATAAGTATCATTGCATACATTTGTCTTATGTTTTTCTCTTGCCTATTCCCAGGTTTTATAGTAGCAGGTACAGCATTTCTGGTTGCAAACCTAACAGTCTTGGATGTAGTTAGGTTAAAATAAGACTGCTGTGGGGTCAATCTTCCTTGAAACCCTTGTATGTTCCAAGTTAAAAAGTTAGCACTATCCAATTCCTGAGACATTGATCTTATCTCATTAGCTAATTTATCCTGTAACATAGCCATGTTTTCAGAAGGTACATACTCATCTTCAGTGTTCCTAAGTTCTGGATTAGCTTTAAACTTTTTCTTCTGTTGAGTTTCGCTTGCATTAAACCTATCCATTTTAGTTTGACCAATACCATTTATCTCAGCACCAAACGATTCAAACTCACCTGAAGTTAATGATGGAAGGGTAGTTGATAGTATGATTTTTAGACGAGTTTTATCAACCACATGTGCAACAGAACCTAGATTTTGCATAGCCTCCTCAAGAACCTTACCCATCTTCTGGCCTTTCTTGGCACCAGATGTGGCACGAGCTACATTCTTTTGAACATCAGTGCCTTGTATCTTAGAGTATGTTTTAGCTGGACGAACTATTTGTCTTGGGAAAAGCTTTTTCCTTTCTAAAGAACCTAAGTCAAGCACTGCTTCACCTTCAGGTGTAAGGGCATATGTTATCTGTTTTGTAACAGTGTCAACACCACGAGTAACCATGTGTGGGTTAGTTTCAGCCCACAAGTGTTTAAATGCAGCACCTAAAGTCTCAGCTTCCCTTGTAGGGATCTGAGTTGGAGAAGATAATGTTACCATACGAGGATCACTAGTAGGAACTCCTTGACTTTCAAGTACCTTTTTCTGCATACGGGAGTACTCTAGGTGTATCTGCTGCCCCAACATTTTATTACCAGAAGCGTGAGTAACAGTTGGATTAACTTTATCCTTAAGATTAGGAACTAAAGAAGACTCCCCCATAGCTTCTTGTAATGCATCTGTGTCTGCAGTTTGACCACCAAAAGCATTCATCATCACGTTCTCAGTTACAGCAGAAGCTATACCAGTGTACAGTGGAGATGGTAATTTAAAACCTTGTTCATTCTCAATGACAGCATCTGACCTACTAATAGCTGCTAGTATATCCCCCTCTTTGTATTTCTGAATCTCTTCAGACAAGGCTGGTCCAGTTAATGCATCTGGGTTTGACTTACCCTGATAAGCTGGTGTCCCTAATCCAGATAGGTTTATACCAAGCCTACCTGCATTAACATGAGCAACCATAGTACCTGATCTGCTTCTTATGCCAGCATCAGAATAAACTTCAGAGTTGTTTGGATTAAGATTATATATACGAGGGGGTATCTTAGATCCATCAAGTCTTTTAAAACCTACAGATGTATCAGGATTACCTTCGTTAATATTACGAGTCTTCATATCAACAACATCAAAACGATTGTCTTCAAAGGCATTTAAATCTGCAAACACAGGTTCTGACAATTCTACCCCTTGTACTGGGTCCAGTGCTGCCATCTCCACAGGTTGTGTTGAAGCCTCGCCCACAACAGGGGCAAGGCTCTCAGGTGTAGCTTCAGATATTGATTGTAGTATAGACATATTAGCCTGAGGTTGTGGTGTAGCCGCAGTAGACTGAAGCTCCCCTTGTATACCTTCTGATATCAATGTCTCAGATGGTTTAATGAGATCGGCTTTAGCCCCACGTATTATTGGTATCGCCATTAATCTTTCTCCTTATAATTCCAGCCACCGCCAGTTATAAAACTAGCTGCCCTTTTATTGTCATCGGTTAGTGGCCCAATTAAAGGCGCAGACTTGAGGCCCTGATATACAGCGCGTTCAACATCACCCTTAACTAAATTCATACCAGCATCACCAATCCTACCAACATACCCTAAAGTAGGGCTCTCACCAGTAGCTTGGTTGTATATCCAATCTCCGACACCCTTGGATCTTTGTCCATAGATAGGTGCAAACATATCAATAACCCTCTCGCCTGTACCAAACAGACCAGAAGCCATGACACCACGGCGAATGTACTCTGGCTTATCCAAATAGGGATTACCAAATGTTCCTTCATTATCTTCATCATCATCAAATTTAATTAGATCTTTCATAGACTGTGAGAAAAACCCAAGGGCTATCATAGTACTCATCATAACAAATGTGTTATAACGCATAGTAGGAGTGCCACGAGCTATGTAATCATTCCACATGCGTGGTAATTGATTTGCAGTAAATGTAGATATAAAGCCTTGGAACTGTGTGAACAAAGCGAACCTTGGATCTTGATAGATCAAAGGACGATTAGCTGCTCCGGGAAGTGCCACTGCTTGATTGATGAAGTTAAATGTAGCTTCTTTAATTGAAGTGTCCCATAGTTTCTTTTCAGCAGGTGATATAGTACTATACCCATCTCTTTCAATTCGAGTATGTATATCCACAAACTGTTCCACTGGGATACCTAAAGACCTAAGCTTTTGTTCAGCATCTTGGGTTTCTCTTATGTAAACCTTATCCCCAAACTCATCCCTAACATTCATTAACTTAGTGTTTATAGATATGAAATCAAAAGCCATAGCTCCACGTATAGCTCTCATGTAGTCTGTCCATGCAGTTAAGCCAGTGACTTTAAAGAAAGCTTCCATAGCTGTCCTTCTGTTGTCGTTAACTTCACTTACACCAGCTACAGTTGCAGCACCAACGTCTTGTGCAAAGAAACCAGTATCCCGTAAGATAGCCCTGCCATCCCTACGACCTTCATTATCAAAGAGACTATCATCAATTGACTCCTCAACTTTCTTAAGTTTTGGGATAAATGCAGAAGTAAATTCACGAACAGCTGTCTTAATACTACCATTGTTTCCAAATATCTGATCCTTAGTGAGAGCACCTTGTGTCATAGCTAACTCAGGCAATGATGAAAACGTAGCAAGAGGTAGTGCAGAGAGTGTCATCCAAAACATAGCACTCTTTTGGAACCGCATAGCCTTTTTACCAGCTTGAGTTTTAGGTCTACTGTAGTTACCCGATACGGCTTCAAGGATATCTTGAACATCCCTAGCCACTTTGTTAACCTCTTCCTCTGATAGACCTTCAGCTTTCATATTGTTAAGTAGTTGAGAAATTATCTCACCATCCTTCCCAACATACTGCATTT